GTGGTCAGTTCGTGCGATTTCCTATGTGAACGGCAAATTTGTTGTTCTTGGCGTCACGTCAGCTTCTGGCGTTTACAACACCGTTATTTATACAAGCACAACTGGTGCGTCTGGAACTTGGACACAATTGACGCATAACCTGCCAACAGGTGCTGTATCGCAGTATTCAGTGCCAGAATGGAGTGCAATTCGCTGGAACGGTTCGATCTACTATATGACTGGCGCTAACTACTATAGCACTGATCTGCAAACATGGATTGGCGCAAGCTCGACCACTCGCCCCACTGCGGTGTACAACAACAAGTTCTACGGTCGCAACACAGCAGCGCCATCAAGCGTCTCGTGGATTGACCATAACGCTTACAACGCGACAACGCAATTTCCTGTCCCTAACTGGGGTGTAATTTCTACTGGCGGTTTGAGTGCCTATTCAACAATGGGATATATCAAGACATGACCGATATGATGACAATCTACGAATATAACGAATGTCGGTATTACACTGGACGCAGCCGTGAGATCACAATTTATGACGGTGTCCCACCAATGTGGTCTCAAGCTTCCATGCCAGACAATCCTGACAACTTGTTTGCAGTATTATCTGACGATGCAAAAAGCTGGTCACTTACTGATGTCCCAGCTCCTACTCCCGTTTACGAGGTGCACGCTCCTACAGTGCCAACACCAGTAGGCGAAGCTCCTGTAGTCCTATGATCATACAACCGTCACGCCATTTTCTTGGCAAGCTGACGGTCACCGTGTATGACGCTTCTGACATAGATGACATCCTCCCCATGCACACACATGGCGAACAGGATGTTCACATCACGATCATCGCCCGTGGATCATTTAAGGTTCACGGGGATGGTTGGGAGCGCATCGCTAATGCAGGCGATGTGATCGACTGGAAGGTAGGTCAATCTCACGAACTGATCGCACTGGAGCCAAACTCGCGCTTCGTGAATATCATTAAAGGATAATCATTTTGATCGAAGAACTCATTGGCCGTGTTTTTGCGGCCCGTAACGCCGCACACCTAGCTCACTGGAAGGCTACAGGTGTAGGCTCATTTGCTCGACACATGGCCTTGGGTGACTTCTACGATGGCATTATCGACCAACTGGACAAGCTGGTTGAAAGCTATCAGGGTTACTTTGGCCTAGTTGGCGATGTGCCTACACTCCCGCCCACCAAAGGCGACATCATCGCTATGATCACCGTTGACGCAGCGTGGATCAGTAAGAACCGTTCGCAGATCGCCAAGAATGTGCCAGCATTGGAGAACATTGTTGACGAACTGTCGGGCATTTATCTTCAGACCCTCTACAAGTTGAAGAACCTGTCGTGAGGATATGGATCAGCATCCTCGTGGTGCTGGTCTCCACTTCAGCATTTGCGGTCGAGACCACTCTCTCCTGCAACTTCATTACTTCGAACATCCCTTACCGTTTGACTTTCGATCCAGACAGTGACGAAGGCAAGGTTGGCAACAACAAAGCGATTGTGGAACACCACCCTGTCGTGTCTTTGATTTTTGTCGGTGAAGATTTGATCTGGCAATTAAATCGGAAAACCTTTGCCATCTCTGTCATCCGAAATGGACGATACATCACGAGGGGATATTGCGAAAGATTTTAAGAAAGAGGATTTTTAATGCAGACAAATCTTGCTGATGATCTCAGGGCGCTTGGCCCTCGCGCTAAGATAGACTTACTTGCCAAGTTGGCTGCGTGTGCGCCTGATATTCTGAAAAGCTACAACATTGATACTGAACTGCGTGAAGCTCACTTCTGGGCGCAAGCCGCTCACGAAACTGGTGGCTTCAAGTACATGTTCGAAATCTGGGGTCCAACGGACGTTCAGAAACGCTATGAAGGACGCAGAGACCTTGGCAACACCAAGGAAGGCGATGGTTTCAAATACCGTGGTCGAGGAATCTTTCAGCTAACAGGCCGTGCCAACTACAAGGCAATGGGCGAGAAGCTTGGGATTGACCTTTTAGAGCATCCTGACAAGGCCGCAGAGCCTGAGACTGCTCTGCGTATCGCCTGTGAGTATTGGAAAAGCCGCAAGCTCAACGCTCTCGCTGATGCTGATGACGTTGTGGCAATTACAAAGAAGATCAACGGCGGTACGAACGGGCTTCAAGATCGCAAAGCCTGTCTCCTGACCGCCAAGAAGATGTGGCACGACAATTACGAGACTGATGCTCCGCTGCCTTTCGCCAAAACAATGGTAGAGAGTAAACAAGGAAATGCAGCCCTTCTCACTGCGGGTCTGGGTGGTCTTGGAGCAGCCAAAGAAATCACTGCACAGGTTCAAGACGCCTCAGACCTGTTTACACAAGTGATGTCTCTTATGACCAATACCAATTTTCTGATCATGTTCGCCTTCGTATGCACTGGTGGAGCAATTTGGTACTGGCGCAAGAAGCATCTTGAGGAGCATGGTGTATGATCCCACTCCTTTTCACGCCTTTTGGGCGTTACATTACCATTGGCGTTGCTGTCCTCGCCCTGCTGTTTGGTGTCTACCTGAAGATCAGGTCTGACGCTGTTGCAGACATGGAAGCTGAAGCCCAAACCGAAATCATAAGGAGGACCAATGAAGCGATTACTGCTGGTGATAGCATTAACGTCTCTCCTGACAGGGTGCGTGACCATGACAAGTTCCAGCGTGACTAGCGCCTGTTCTGTGTGGTCCCCTATTAGCTGGTCCAAGAAGGACACAGACGAAACACTCCGTCAGGTAAAAGTTAACAACGCACGAAGGGAGGCATATTGCCAATGAACGATGCTCCTGAAGTGCAGATTGCAGTTCTGAATAAAGAAGTCGAGTATCTGAAGAAGATCATTGATGAGGTCAGGGCTGACACAAGAGAAATCAAAGAGACGCTCAGTCAGGCCAAAGGAGGTTGGAAGACCTTACTGCTTGTGGCTGGCATCTCGTCCACGGTAGGCGCTCTGATTGTAAAGGCAGCCCCGTGGTTTGGAGTTCTACCCAAATGAAGAAACGTGCATCCGACGATGTACTGGGTGCGCTGCATGAATTGGTAGCTAAGGAACTCACTGCTCGCATTGTGAGCGGTGAGGCCACCCCTGCCGACATGAACGCAGCCATCAAGTTCCTCCAGAACAATGGCATCGAGGCTGTAGCTACAGAGGATAGCCCTCTGGGTAAGCTCGTAGCTTCCTTGCCTACATTTGATGACGACGAGATTGAACATCGACCAAATTAACACCCAATTAGACCCGTTAAAGCAGGACTTCAGGAAGTTCCTCTATGTCGTGTGGAAGCATATCGGTCTGCCAGACCCTACGCCCATCCAATACGACATCGCCTACTTCCTTCAACACGGTCCTAACAAGATCGCCATCGAAGCGTTTCGAGGCGTAGGCAAGTCGTTCATTACCTCTGCCTACGTCCTCTGGCGCTTGTATAGCGACCCTCAACTCAAATTCCTCGTGGTCTCTGCTTCCAAGAGTCGGGCTGACGCCTTCTCCACCTTCACCATGCGGTTGATCATGGAGATGGACATCCTTGCGCATTTGCGCCCACGAGAGGAACAACGACAGTCCCGCATTGAGTTCGACGTAGGGCCAGCAACCGCTGACCAAAGCCCTTCAGTGAAGTCTGTGGGTATTACTGGGCAGCTTACTGGTTCACGCGCCGACGAAATCATCGCTGATGACGTGGAGGTGTTGAACAATGCAGCCACCGCAGACATGCGTGAGAAGCTCATTGAGCGCACCAAGGAGTTTTCAGCTATCCTGAAGCCTCTGGACCACGCTCGTGTCATCTATCTAGGCACTCCCCAGACAGAAGACTCGATCTACAACAAGCTTCCTGAGACCTTTGTTACCCGTATCTGGCCTGCTCTTGTTCCTACTAAGGAAGAGGGAGACAAATATGGTGATGGCCTTGCCCCTTACATCCGTAAGATGATGTTGAACAAGCCTGAAGGGACGACTACAGACCCTGATCGCTTCTCCGACATCGACCTAGCGGCTCGTCAGGCTGAGTATGGACGTGCTGGCTTCTCGCTCCAGTTCATGTTAAACACCCAGTTGAGTGATGAAGACAGATACCCACTCAAGATCAGAGACCTGATTGTCATGGATGTCCCTAAAGACAAAGCCCCCATGAAGATCAACTGGCTTCCTGATCCCAAACGAGAGCTTAAAGAGCTTCCCAATCTGGCAATGGCTGGCGATAGGTTCTACAACCCCGCAAGCCACTCTGAACAGTTTGGCGACTACACAGGCACTGTCATGTCCATCGACCCTAGTGGTCGTGGTAAGGACGAAACTGGCTACGCCGTAGTCAAGATGCTCAACGGATTCTTGTTTGTGACCCGTGCTGGCGGTCTGCAAGGCGGTTATGACACCGCTACGCTCACCAAGCTGGCAAAGATCGCCAAAGAGGAGGGAGTCAATCAGGTCATCATCGAAGCTAACTTTGGTGACGGCATGTATCAGGCTTTGTTTGAACCTGTTTTGAACAAAATCCATCCCTGTGCTGTGGAAGAAGTCAAACACTCTACCCAGAAAGAGCGTCGTATCATTGACACCCTTGAGCCTGTCATCTCCCGACACAGAATGGTCGTGGACAGGATGGTCATTGAGGATGATTATCGAACTGCCCAGCAGTATGACGCTGACAACAAATACACCAAGACCCTTGTCTACCAAATGACCCGCATCACGCTGGACAGAGGCGCTCTCAAGCACGACGACCGTCTGGACGCTCTGGCTATAGCCGTGTCCTATTGGGTCGAGAACATGGCCCAAGACGCTGATCGAGGCATCGCCCACGACAGGCAGATCGCTCTGGAAGCAGAGTTGACCAGATTCATGGAGAATGCCGTGGGACGTAAACAAGGACAGAACATCAACAGAGGCGCAGACCGCCTTCAAAAGAAACTGGTTACCTATCAATGAATGATACTACTGATTACATTTGGGGTTATCACGCCTCCATCGACATGGCTGGCTGCAACCGCAACGCCATCACTGACCGAAACACCATCCTCAAGTTCTGTGATTAGCTTGTCGAGGCTATCGACATGAAGGCATATGGCGAACCTCAGTTGGAACACTTCGCTGAACACGATGCTGGCAAGGCTGGCTTTACGCTGTCACAGTTGATCGAGACCTCTAACCTCTGTGCGCACTTTGTTGACGCCACTGGAGAGGTCTATTTAGACATCTTCTCATGCAAGTAGTTCGATCCTGACATCGCTGCGGAGGTGGCTAGTCGCTACTTCTCGCCTACTTACGGGGAAATCTTCTTCCGTGAGCGGGGCGTCCAAGCTGCTCCCTCCATCGTCAATTAAGATGGGTCTATAAGCCTCTAGGATGGCCGCTGACGGGCGTTTGCATGTGGTTAGGTATATGCCTAGCTAAAG